GCCGCCAACACGGCGAACCTCGCGGGTCCGGTGGCCGTGGCGATGTCGGCCAACCTCGCTGGCACCTTCGGCTGGTACCAGATCGGCGGTCTCGCGGTCATGAAGAAGACCGCCGTCGCCGTCAGCCCGCAGGTCGCCATCTACCAGTCCGCCACGGCGGGCCGGGTGATGCCGACGGTGGCGACGGGCAAGCAGCTGCTCGGCGCGCGCGCCGCCAATCTGGCGACGGTCGCGTCCGGTGTCTCGACGGTGATCGTCTCGATCAACCGTCCGCACAAGCAGGGCCAGATCATCTGACGACTAGGGGCGGCGGGTTCGCCCGTCGCCCCTTCCTTTCGAGGTACGCATGGCGCTGCCGTCGCGCGTTCTCAACTCCGGCGTCACCAGCCTCTCAACCGTGGCGATCTGCGGAGAGGGCGCGAGCGACGTCTCGGCAGCAGGCAGCACCTCCAGCGACGCGGCGTCGCTCTCCAGCATCTACAACCGGATTTCCACGGTCGCCGCAGGCGCTGGCGTGAAGCTGCCGCCGACCGAAATGGGCGCGACGGTCTACGTCGCGAACGCGGGCGCCAACAACCTCACCGTCTATCCCTACGACACCGGCTCGACCATCGTCGGCGCGGCGTCGAACGTGCTGCTGCCGCTGGACTCGGCCTTGTATTTCGCGGTCTCCAACACGCGCTGGGAGGTCCTCCAGGGCTCAGGCACCATCCTGCCGGGCGGCTACGGGTCGTTCTACTCGACCGCCACCCAGACCGCCGCGCTCGTCAACACGGCCTATCCCCTCACCTTCAACAACACCTCGGCATCCTTCGGCGTGAGCATCGGCACCCCGACCTCGCGCATCGTCGCCGCGCAGACCGGCGTCTACGTGATCGACTTCTCCGCGCAGTTCGACAAGACCGCAGCGGTCGCGGCGGCTGCCTACATCTGGCTGCGGGTCAACGGCGTGAACGTTCCAAACAGCGCTGGCAAGGTGTCGATCCAAGGGGCCGACGCCGAGACCATCCCGTCGTGGAGCTACGTGCAGGCGCTCAGCGCGGGCCAGTACGCCGAGCTGGTGTGGTCCACCTCCGATACCAACGTCTTCATCGCCGCCTTCGCCGCCTCCGCGCCGGTCCCGGCGATCCCCTCCGTCATCGTGAACGTGACCCAGATCGCATGATCCTCGCCGGAAACCTCGACCAGACCCTGCCGATCGTCTGCAACGTGGACGACGACGTCGTGCGCGCGCACGTGCAGGCGTCGTGCAAGCTGAAGCTGCCGTGGCTTGAGATGGTCGAGGCGCACGACCGGCCCGCCATCGTGGTTGGCGGCGGCCCGTCGATGCGCGCCCTGCGCCCGATGATCCTGGCGCTGCGGAATGGAGGGGCCGAGGTCTTCGCCACCAACGGCACCGTGCCGATCCTGTACGCAGCGGGCATCTCGTCGGATCACCATGTCCTGCTCGACGCCCGGCCCGAGAACGTCGCCTTCGTGGAGGGGCCGAAGCCCCAGCACTACCTCGTCGCCTCCCAGTGCCACCCGGACCTGTTCCGGGCCATCGCGGGCCACCCGGCGACCATCTGGCACCCGGCCTACCCAGAGATCGACGAGTGGATCGGCCACCGCGAGGCCGTGCTGATCGGCGGCGGCACGACGGTCGGGCTGCAGGCCCTGTCGATCGCCTATGCGCTCGGCCACCGCAAGATCCACCTCTTCGGCTTCGACAGCAGCTACTCCGAGGCCGGCGAGGGCCATGCCTACCCGCAGCCGCTCAACGCCGACGAGGAGCGCCAGGAGTTCCGCGTGGGCGACCGCGCCTTCATCTGCGCGCCGTGGATGGCCCGTCAGGCGATGGAGTTCCAGATCGCGTCCCGTCAATTGTGCGATGGGGACGCGGAATTGTATGTTCACGGCACGGGACTTCTCCCGGCCATAGCCGCCCAGATGGGCAGAAACTGAAAGGACGTCCCAATGCCGATCCCCTCTCGCGTGCAGGCCTCGGGCAACTCGGGCCTCGCCACCATCTCCATCTGCGGCGACGGCGCCACCGGCCTCACCGCGACCGGAACGACTGCGGCGGACGCGCTGCAGCTGTCGGCGGTCTGGAACACCGTCGGGACCACGGCGGCCAGCACGGGCGTCAAGCTCCCGCCGACCGAGGCGGGCGCGATGGTGTGCGTCTACAACGCGGGCGCCAGCACGCTGACGGTCTACCCGGCGACGGGCTCGACCATCAACGCCGGCGCCTCCTCGCTCAGCGTGACCTCGACCACGCGCGTCCTGTTCATCGCGACGAGCGCGACGACCTGGATCTCGATCGCGGGCGCCTGATCATGCCGCTCGACAGCGACATCGCCAACGCCGACGCCAAGCTCCATGTGGAGTTCTACGACCACAAGGAGCTTGGCCGGCCGTTCGTCCGCATCATGGTGCCGGGCGACACGACCAACATCATCGACCAGCCGGTGCGCGACGACCACAAGGAGCGGTTCCCGCGGCAGTGGCTGCACTTCCAGATGCAGTCGGAGAACGGCGACATCCCCGGCACGAAGCTGGAGGAGTGGCACCGCACCTCGCCCGCGGACATTTCCGACGCGCAGGTGGCCGAGCTTCAGATCCTGAAGTTCCGCACCGTCGAGCAGGTCGCCACCGCGTCCGACGCGCAGATGATGCGCGTTGGCATGGGCGGCGTCGGGCTGCGGCTCAAGGCGCAGGCGTTCCTGCGGCTGAAGTCGGATGCCACCTCAAGCAGCGAACTCGCCGAGGCCAAGGCCAAGCTGGCGGCGCTGGAGGCACAGGTCGCGGCGCTGATGGCCGCCAAGGACGAGGCCCCGCGTCGCGGACGCCCGCCGATGAACGACAGGAGCGCCTGACATGGGCTCGACGATGGTCCAGCTTGTCCAGCAAGTCTCGAACGAGCTGGGCCTCGTCGCGCCGTCCACCGTGGCGGGCAACAACGCGCAGGACGTCATCCAGACCCTCGCGCTGATGAACGCCTCGGGCTACGAGCTTCTCAAGCGCCACGATTGGCGCGAACTGACGCGGCCCTACCGCTTCACGGTCCAGTACCTTGCCACGACGGGAACGTGGAACACCTCGTCGGCGGCGATCACCGGCATCCCCGACACGACCGGCCTCGACACGACCTACATGGCGGTCGGCACGGGCATCAACCAGGACACGTTCATTCAGTCCGTAGACAGCGGCACGCAGGTGACGCTCAACCAGATCCCGGCATCCGCCGGGACCGGCGCGGCGATCACCTTCGCCAAGACGAAGTACGCGCTGCCCAACGACTACGACAGCCTCGTCCCGCGCACGCAGTGGGACAAGAGCAAGCGCTGGGAGATGCTTGGCCCTGAGAGCCCGCAGCAGTGGGAATGGCTGCTCTCGGGCTACATCTCGACAGGCCCGCGCATCCGCTGGCGGCTCTACGGCGGCTACTTCCAGATCTGGCCCGCCACGACGACCTCGGAATACCTCGGCTTCGAGTACCGCTCCAAGGGCTGGGCGCTGTCGTCTGCCGGCGCGGTGAAGAACAGCTTCACCGCCGACGACGACACCTGCGTCTATCCCGACCGCGTCATGGTCCTGATGACGAAGCTCAAGTATTTCGAGGCGAAGGGCTTCGACACGACGGCGCTCTACCGCGACTTCCTGCGCGAGCTGGAGACCGCGATGGGGCAGGACATGTCGGCGGCGAACCTGTCCTTCGCGCCGCGCCCCGGCACGGTGCTGATCGGCTACGACAACATCCCCGACAGCGGCTACGGGTCCACCTGACATGGTCAGGCCGTCTCCGATCATGCGCGCGGCCAAGCAGGCGACGGCGCGCGTCGCGTCCGTGCCGGCGCCCATCGGCGGCTGGAACGCGCGCGACAGCCTCGCGAACATGAAGCCGACCGACGCGGTGTCGCTGACCAACTACTTCCCGACCGCGACCAACGTCGTGCTGCGCGGCGGCTACCAGAAGCACGCCACGGGCCTGCCCGGTCAGGTCGAGACGCTGATGGCGTACAACGGCGCCACGACGCAGTCGCTGTTCGCGATCTCGGGCAACAACATCTACAACGTGACGAGCGCGGGCGCGGTCGGCGCGGCGGTCGTGTCGGGCCTGACCAACAGCCGCTGGGAAAGCACGAACGTCGCCACCGCTGGCGGCAACTTCCTCTACGCGGTCTCGGGCGGCAACAGCCCGCTGCTCTACGACGGCTCGACCTGGACGGCGATCACAGGCGCCTCGACGCCTGCCATCACGGGCGTGACGACGAGCGAACTCGACAACGTCACGCTGTTCAAGAATCGCCTGTGGTTCATCCAGCGCAACACGCTCAAGGCTTGGTATCTGCCCACGCAATCGGTCGGCGGCGCCGCACAGGTGCTGGACCTCTCGACGGTCGCGCGCAAGGGCGGCTATCTGCTCGCGATGGGCGTCTGGACGATCGACGCGGGCTTCGGCCTCGACGACAACCTCGTCTTCGTCACGACGCAGGGCGAGATCATCATCTATCGCGGCACCGACCCGGCCAACATCTCGACGTGGTCGCTGGTCGGCGTATGGGCGATGGGCGCGCCGATGGGCAAGCGGTGCCTCGCCAAGTTCGCGGGCGACCTCGCCTACATCGCCTTCGACGGCCTGTTCCCGCTCTCGCAGGCGCTCCAGAGCGCGCGCGTCGCGCCGCAGAGCGTGGCGCTGACCGACAAGATCCAGGGCGCGTTCGCAAGCGCCACGACGGCCTATCAGGGCTTGTTCGGCTGGGAGATCTGCGTCGCGCCGAAGTTCAACGCCATCGTAGTGAACATCCCCGTCGGCACCGGCTCGCAGCAGCAGTACGTGATGAACACCATCGTGCAGAGCTGGTGCAACTTCACCGGCTGGCCCGCCAACTGCTTCACGCTCCACAAGCAGGATCTGTGGTTTGGCGGCACCGACTACGTCGCCAAGGCGTGGACGGACGATCACGCGGACGACAACGTCGCCATCTCCGCTGGCGCGCTGCAGGCCTTCAACTACTTCGGCTCGCGCGGCCAGAAGAAGATCTTCACTCGGGCGAGGCCCAACCTGTTCGCGGACGGGCAGCCCTCGGTCTTCGTGGGCATCAACGTCGATTTCCAGACCAACGACACCTCGGCTCCGCTGGCCTATCTGCCGCCGACCGGCGCGGTCTGGGACACGGCGATCTGGGATAGCTCGAACTGGGGCGCGGGCCAGAACATCTCGCTGAACTGGCAGGGCGTCACGGGCGTGGGGTACTGCGGGTCGATCAACTTCCGCTCGGCCAGCAAGGGCCTGTCGCTGGAATGGGCCGCGACGGACGTCGTCTTCATGCCGGGCTGGGTCGGCATATGATCGTCGCGGGGCCGCATGTCGGGCATTGGGTGCTGGGCCGCATCGGCGGCTTCTTCGACCCGGTCTGCATGTCGGCCATCGGCTGGGAGAGCGACGGCAAGCTGACCGCAGGCGCGGCGTACCGCGATTGGAATGGCGTGTCGATCGAAGGCCAGATCGCCGCTGACAGGCCGTTGACGCGCGGCTTCATCTCCGCGATCTTCGACTATCCGTTTCGGCAGCTTGGCGCGCGCAAGATCATCGCGACGACCAGCGCGGACCACATCCGCAGCATCCGGCTCTTGCGCCGCCTCGGTTTCGTTGAGGAGGCCTGCCTGCGCGATGCCTCGCCGGGCGGCGACCTCATCATCTGCACCATGCGGCGCGATGACTGCCGCTTCCTAGGAGAGCGTCATGGGCAAGAAGGCTTCCGCACCGCCAGCACCTGACTACGCGGGCGCCGCGAAGGCGCAGGGTGCCGCCAACGTCGAGGCTGCGCGCGCCTCGGCCATGCTCTCCAACCCGAACGTCTACGGCCCGCTCGGCACGCAGACGGTGACCTACGATGGCGACATCCCGACCGTGCGGCAGACGCTCACGCCGCAAGCGCAGGCGACGCTGGATGCCCAGCAGCAGGTCGAGCGCAGGCTGGCCCAGCTTGGCCTGCAGGGCATCGGAACCGCCGAAAGCACGCTCGGGACGCCCTTCCAGACGCAGACGGGCGACCTAAACACCGTCTTCGACCTGTCGGGCCTCCCGCGCGCGCCGGTCAACGCCGGGACGACCGCGCAGGAAGCGATCATGGCGAGGCTGGAGCCGCAGATCCAGCGCAGCCGGTCGCAGCTGGAGACGCAGCTTGCCAACCAAGGCCTGGCGCGCGGCGGCGAGGCCTACAACGCCGCGATCCGCGAGCAGCAGCAGCAGGAGAACGACCTTCGCTCGCAGGCGGCGCTGCAGGGCATCAACCTCGACACGCAGGCCCGGCAGCAGGCGGCGGCGGAGCAGCAGGCGGCGATGGGGTTCGAGAACCAGGCGCGCGCGCAGGCCCTGCAGCGCGAGTTGTCGCTCCGTTCGCAGCCGCTCAACGAGATCATCGGCCTGATGGGTGGCTCGCAGATCCAGATGCCGCAGTTCGGGGCCTATCAGGGCCAGCAGGTCGCGCCCGCCCCGATTTTCGGCGCGGCGCAGGCGGCGGGGCAGAACGCGATGCAGCAATATGGCATCCAGCAGGCCGGTCTCAACGCGCAGTCTTCGGCGCTCGGAGGACTGTTTGGCACCGCTCTCGGAGGCTGGGGCTACGGCGGATTCAAGAACCCGTTCCGCTGATTTCTGGAGGCATAGATGGCCGTTTCATTCAACCTGCCCGACCCATACGAGGCCCAGAAGGCCGACATTGCCCGTCGGCAGAAATACGCCGAGGCGCTCCAGCAGCAGGCGTTCCAGCCCGTCGAGATCCAGAGCTATCAGGGCATCCAAGCGCCGATCCCCGTCGCTGCCGGTCTCGCGAAGGCGCTGCAGGGGCTCATGGGCGGATACTTCGCCGGGCAGGCTCGCGACGAAGCCCGCGAACTCCGCGAAGGCGACATCAAGAAGGGCCAGGAGTTCGCCGCCGCCCTGCAGGGCGCGAAGACGCCAGAGGAGCGCGAGAAGCTGACGCTGGAGGCGCTTGGTGGCACGATGGGCCAGCGCGCGCAGGGGATTGCCGGGCCGATGCTGGGGTTGACCGAAACTCGGGCCGAAGCCGAAAGGCGTCGCGCGGCTACTGCGGAGCAGAGGGAGGCCGATCGCGCTTTGCGTGAAAGCATCGCGCTCGGTCAGCAGGAGAATGCAAGGCTGCTTGCCGGCGTAGCCGCCGGTTCGCGTGCGGATGCGCTGGAGGCTCGTCGTGAGGCGGAAGCGGGTCGTCGCGAGGACCGGCAGCGCGAAAGAGAGCGCAGGGAGCGCGAGAGCGTCGAGCGCCGCGAGCAGCTGACGGCGCCCGAGCAGCGGCAGCTGTTCCAGCAGGAAGACCAGATCAGCGCCGGGCAAAGCACGCTGTCGCTGCTTGCCGAGGCGCGCAGGTTGAGCGGCCAGTTCCGAGGCGGCGCTGGCGCGGGCATGATGGCTTACGCCGGGTCGCAGGCGCGCTCGGCTGTCGGTATGGCCCCGAGCGAGGAAAGCAACGCAATCATCAACTACGACAACCTCGTCAAGGAGCAGGCGCTCGCCAACCTGAAGACGACCTTCGGCGGCAACCCGACCGAGGGCGAGCGCAAGGTTCTGCTCGAGTTGCAGGCCAGCAGCGGCAAGACGCCCGAGCAGCGCGCCGACATCCTCGACCGCGCCGTGAAGTTGGCAGAGGACCGCATCCGGGGTGCCGAGGCGCGCGCGGAAGCCATCCGCACCCGCAGCTACCGCCAGCCCGGCGGCCAGCCTGCCGCGCCGACGCCTCCCGCAGCCCCCCAGCGACCCGCGGCCCCGCAGGCTCCTGGGGCCGCGCCGGGGCAGCAGCCGGCGGGCGGTGGCCTGACGCCCGAGGAACAGCGCGAGCTTGAGGCCCTGCGCGCGCGGTTCCCGAGGGCTCAACGATGAGCGATCGCGAGGAACTGCTGGCCCTTCGCCGCTTGGCCGAGCTTGAGGCTCGCGCTGGCGCACAGCCGGCCTCTCAGCCCCCCGCCACCCCGCAGGCGGCCCCGCAGGCCCCGCAGGCGCCCGTTCCGCGCACGAACATGGAGCAGCTGGGCCTCGGCACCCGGGCGACCGCTCAGGGGCTCCTAGGGCTTCCTGGGCTCGTCTACGACGTCGCCGCCATTCCGCAGAACCTCCTGTCGAACGTGCCGGGTCTCGGGTGGATGCGCGCCAAGCCCGCCGCCCAGCAAGTCTCCGAAGCCGCGACCGCAGTCGGCCTGCCCGAGCCCCGCGACGCGGGCGAGCGCATCATGGGCGCGGCGATCCAAGGCGTGGCGGGCGTGCCGACCGGGTATGGCCTCGGCGGCGTCGTGCGGCAGCAGGCCGGAGCCGCCGGGCAGCGGCTGGCCGATGTCCTGCAGGCCGCGCCCTTGCAACAGGCGGTCATGGGTGCCACGGGTGGCGCGGGATCGCAGGCGGCGCAGGAGGCCGTGGGGCCAGAAGCAAGCCCGGCTGCCAAGGCCGCCGCAGGCGTTGCTGGCGGCCTTGCCGGTGCGGCTGCGCCGTCTCTCGCCCTTGGTGCCGCTCGGCGCGCCGTGACGCCGCTGCCCGCTCGCCTGACCGAGGAGGAACGCCGTCTGGTGCAAGTAGCGCAGCGCGAGGGCGTTGATCTTCCGGTTGGCGCACAGACCGGCAGCCCGACCGTCAAGCTGGCCGAAAGCGCGCTGGCTCGGCTGCCCGGATCGGCCGGCGCGGCGCAGAACCAGCAGCAGCGGATGCGCGAGCAGTTCCAGGGCGCGGTCATGCGGACGACCGGAGAGGCCGCGACAGACGTGCGGCCCGAGACGCTCGACCGCGCTTTCGGGCGCATCGGGCAGCAGTTCGGCAATCTGATCGCGCAGACGCCGCAGGTCCGGTTGGATCGCGATTTCTTCCGCGCGGTCGATGACATCGAGCGTCAGTATGTGCGCCGCATGGACGTCAACATCCGCCCGCCGGTCACCTCGTACATCGACGAGTTCAATCTGGTGCGCGGCGCGCCCAACGCGGCCATTCCTGGCGACGCTTATCAGAACATCTCGTCCAACCTCAAACGCATGGCCCGGTCGAACCAGAACCCCGAGGCCCGACTTGCGCTGAACCAGCTTGCCAACGCCCTAGACGATGCCGTCGAGCGTCAATTCAGCGGGCCGCTGAGGCAGGAATGGCGCGAGACGCGCCAGCAGTACCGCAATCTGCTCGCCATCAACGATGCCGCCTCCAAGGGAACGGCGCAGGATCGTGCGACAGGCAATCTGTCTCTGGGCGCCTTCCAGCAGGCGGTGCGCGCGCAGGACAAGGCTGGATTTGGCAGGGGGCGTGGACAACTCAACGACCTCGCGCGCCTTGGTGGCTTCATCGCGGACAAGATCCCGAGCAGCGGAACGTCGGAGCGCACGCAAATGGCGAACGCGCTTTCGCTCGCTCCAGTTGGCGGCGGCGGCATGATCGGCATGGCAACCGGCAACCCCATTCTCGGGATGGCTGCCGGCGCAGCTGCGCCGTGGGCTGTCCAGCGCGCGCTGCAATCCGCGCCTGGTCGCGCGTACCTTACCAACCAATTGATGGCTGGCCCAACGCCGCTTTCGGGTGACGCGCGCCGCGCCGCCCTCATCAACGCTCTCCAGCAGGGGATCTCTCCATGAGTTTCAACGGCTCCGGCACCTTCCAGATCAACACCGCAGGCCAGCCGGTCGTAGCGGGAACGGTCATCACCGCGACCGCCTTCAACGCGCTGACCGCCGACCTCGCGACCGGGCTCTCGACCTGCGTCACGAAGGACGGCCAGACGACGGTAACGGCTAACCTTCCGATGGGCGGAAACAAGCTGACCGGCCTCGGCGCCGGCACGCTCGGGACCGACAGCGCGCGCTTGTCGCAGGTCCAGGGCGGCATCTCCAGCCTGCTGGGCGTCTCGGGCATCGACACGATCACCGGCTCGGGCTCGCCACAGGTGACCACCTACGCCACCGGCCAGATGTTCTGGTTCGTCGCCAGCGGCACCAACACGGGCGCGGCGACGCTCAACATCGACAGCCTTGGTGCCAAGTCGATCACGCGCGGCACGGCGGCGCTGGCGGCGGGCGACATCATCAGCGGCAGCGTGGCGCTGGTCGTCTACGACGGTACGCAGTTCCAGCTCCTGTCGATCAACAGGTCGATCCAGGTCAACGGCACCATCGCCTCGGCCACCACGACCAACATCGGCGCGGCGAACGCCGAGTACCTCGCGGTCAGCGGCACCACCACGATCACCGCCTTCGACACCGTCACCGCTGGCATCTACCGGGTGCTGAAGTTCGACGGCATCCTGACCCTCACGCACAACGCCACATCGCTGATCCTGCCGGGCTCGGCGTCGATCACGACGGCGGCAAACGATGTCGCGGGCTTCCGGTCGCTGGGCAGCGGGAATTGGCGCTGCGAGTGGTATCAGCGCGCGAGCGGCGCTGCGGTGGTCAATCCATCGGCCACGACGAGCGTGGCTGGCGTGGTCACGCTCGCCACCGAGGCCGAGGCGCTGACCGGCACCGACACCTCGAAGGTCATCACGCCCGAGACCGGCAAGGCGGTGAACACGCGGCTCCAGCAGAACAGCCAGAGCGCCGACTACACGCTGGTCATCGGTGACGCTGGCAAGCAGATCTTCCACCCCAGCGCCGATACCTCCGCGCGCACGTTCACGATCCCGGCCAACGGTTCCGTGCCGTTCGCGGTCGGCACCGCCGTGACGTTCATCAACCAGAACGGCGCCGGCACGATCACGATCGCGATCACGACCGACACGATGCGCCTCGCTGGCGACGGCTCGACGGGCTCGCGCACCCTGGCCGCCAACGGCATCGCGACGGCGGTGAAGGTGACATCGACGGAGTGGTTGATCAGCGGCACGGGGCTGACCTGATGTCGGCGATCCACCAAGTCCTGCTCGCTGGCGGCGGAGCAACCTATCAGATCGCCAACTCGCTGCGCTTTCGAGCGGCGAACAGCGCCTATCTCAGCAGGACGTTTGGTTCACCGACTAGCTCGACTGTCTGGACGTTCTCGGCATGGTGCAAGCGAGGCACCCTTGGCTCAACGTCGTATCTCCTCGGGGCGAGCACGACGACGAACTTCGGTTTCAACTCGTCTAACCAGCTTGTGCTGACCCTCAATGGCACGACGGCCTGCACCTCGACTGCGGTGTTCCGCGATCCTTCTGCATGGATGCACATCGTCTACCAGCAGAACGGAAGCGCGCAGACGATCTACGTCAACAACGCATCGGTCGCGACGGGCACGACCGCCGCTGCAATCTTCAACACGGCCATCGCGCATCAGGTCGGCGCGGCCAACACGACCAATTTCTTCGACGGTCACCTTGCCAACGTCTATTGGATCGACGGCCAGGCCCTGACGCCCTCTTCCTTCGGCCAAACCGACGCCACCACGGGCGTGTGGGTGCCAAAGGCGTACAGCGGAACCTATGGCACCAACGGCTTCTTCCTCCAGTTCAAGGATGCCACCAGCACCACCACCATCGGCTACGACACCAGCGGCAACTCCAACAACTTCACGACGAGCGGCATCTCGGTGACGAGCGGCACGACGTTCGACCAGATGACCGACACGCCGACCAACAACTATTGCGTCCTAAGCCAGATCAACAAGTCGACCGCAGGCGGCACCGTCAAGAATGCTGGCCTCACTTGGAATTCCGGTGGGGGCGGCGCTACTTTCTATCTGGTGCAAAGCACGTTCGTGCTTTCAGGGAAGTGCTATTGGGAATTCGTCGTCCCAGCTTCCATTACATTCCCTCGCCCTGGAATCATGCGGGCCGATCAATCTCCTCCATCAAGCGGAGCTTCTTATTGGCCCGGAGGAGGCTCTGGTCCGGCCAACAGCGTCGGATATGTATGCAATGATGGAGATATCTACGTCGGAGGAGTTGCCGTTGTTACAGGCGCGACTCCGTCCGCTGGCGACATCATCATGTTCGCGTTTGACGCTGCGACCGGCGAACTTTGGGTCGGTCGTAACGGAACGTGGCTCAACTCCGGTGATCCAGCCGCTGGGACTGGAGAAGTCACGACGGTCTCGCTTTCCTATAGTTGGGTGGCAACGGTGTGCGATGCTTCTACGCAAGACGCGGATATCAACTTTGGCCAGCGCGTGTTCAGCTACACCCCGCCCAGCGGCTTCACGGCACTCTCGACCGCCAACATCGCCAGCACCGCGGTCACCACCAGCGGCTCGTTCACCGGCAACGCAGCGGCGGATGGGCCTTTCGTGTGGACGAACGGCAACCCCGCGACGTTGGTGATCAACGGCAATGCGGTGACGTTCGGCACCCACGCCGACAAGACCGCAGGCGGTTTCAAGCTGCGGACATCCTCGGCCAGCTACAACGCGAGCGGGTCCAACTCCTGGACGGCGACCGCTGGTAAGCGGTTCGTGCAAGTCAAAAAGCCCAACAACGCGCAGGTGAACCCATGATTGGCTGGGCCTTGTATGCGGCATGGTGCGCGTTTTGCTGGCGGCTGCGCGGCGGGATGATCAGCCAGATCACGCTCCAGCGGTTCGGCTATGCGCTCTCGACGGGCGAGACAAGGATGGCTTGCGCGTTCCTCATGGCGCTGCCGCTTGCCATCTTCAATCCGTGGCTCCTATCGGTCGCTCCTGCGGCCTTCGCCGCCATGGCCCTCGGTTACTTCGACAAGTCGATGGGGCTCGAGGAACCGGGCCGCGACCATGCTTTCCTCGCTCTCTGGGGCGTCGCGGTGGCTGCCATCATGCTGGTGCCGATCGCGATCCTGCATCGCTCTCCGTTGATGCTGGCCTTCTCGGCTCCCGGCCTGCTGGTCGCTGCGGCCTACGACATCAACAAGCGTTTCGGTGGTCGCTGGACCGAGCGCGCCGAGTGGATGACGGGCGCGATCTTCGGAGGCATCCTGTGGGCAGCGGCGTCGTGAACGATGGATTTGGAGGACGAGAAATGGCGGGTCGGAGCGACATGGCCCAGCCCCGAGGCACGGCGCGTCTCGCCGCCTGTCGCCTTGCACACGCTACCTGACCCCATCGCGCCGCCGAGGAGGACTGCCGTGCAAGAACAAGCCCTGTTGGATCACGCGCAGCAGATCGGTGCGCTGAAGTCCGAGGTCGCGCACATGACCGACCGCATCGAAGACATGGACAAGAAGCTCGACCAGATCATCGCGGCGGCGAATATGGGCAAGGGCGCGTGGCTCGCGGCGGTGAAGGCCGGCGGCATCATCGCAACGCTCGGGGCCGGCGCCGCGTGGCTCTGGGGCCACCTCCAGACCTTCATGCATCGCTGAGGAGACCGACATGGCACCCCTGCTCGCCGCCCTGCTGCCGATCTTCGGGTCGGTGATCGACAAGGTCATCCCCGACAGGGCCGCCGCCGACAGGGCGAAGCTCGAGGCGCAGGCGCAGCTCGTCGCCGCCGCCACCCAGGGCGCGCTCGCACAACTCGAGGTCAACAAAGTCGAGGCCGCGCACCAGAGCGTGTTCGTCGCGGGATGGCGACCGGCGATCGGCTGGGTGTGTGCGGCCGCGCTGGCCTACAGCTACATGCTCGTCCCGCTCGTCGGCTTCACGCTCGCCCTGCTCGGGCAGCCGGCGCCGCGCTGGCCGGTGCTGGACAACAACCTGTGGGAGCTAATGTTCGGCATGCTCGGCATGGGCGCGCTGCGGTCGTGGGACAAGGCGCAGGAGCGCAAGGGTGGCGGCTGAGAACTGGGGCGAGGCTTTCCGCGCGCTGCTGCGCCACGAAGGCGGCTTCGTCAACCATCCCCGCGACCCCGGCGGCATGACCAACCTGGGTGTGACGCGGCGCGTCTGGGAGGAATGGACCAGCCATCCCGCGAACGAGGCCGACATGCGCGGCCTGACGCCGGGCATGGTCGAGCCGCTCTACCGCGAGCGCTACTGGCGCAAGGTTCGCGGCGACGAGCTGCTAGGGGGCGTGGACCTCGCGGTCTTCGATTGCGCCGTCAACAGCGGGCCGGGGCGCGCGGCGATGTTGCTGCAGCAGGCGATCGGCGTCTGGCCGGATGGCGTGATCGGGCCAAAGACGATGGCGGCGATCAAGGCGGCGGATGCGAAGGCGACCGTGGATCGGTTCTGCGACCTGCGGCTGGCGTTCCTGCGCGGGCTGCCGACATGGCCGACGTTCGGTAATGGCTGGGAGCGGCGCGTCGAGGATGTGAGGCGGCAGGCGAAGGGGATGGTGGGCTGACGCGCGGTCGCTACTCGCAAGAGTAGACGCTCTCCGACCGCCGCAGCTGCAGCCATCGCGGCACGGTCGTGAAGGACTTGTCGCGGAACAGGACGCGGTTGGTCGGCTGGATGGTCAGGCGACCGCCATCGGTTCGCAGGAACATGAACTCCTTCGCCTGCGCCGGCGCGTGTGTGTAGGCGTCCCCGACCGGGATGGCCGTGAACAGGTATTCCGCGCCCAGCTCGGCGTCTGCCGCGCGCACGATCGCGCCGAGGCCGTCGAGGTAGTCGTAGGTGTGCAAGGAGAACTGCGAGCCATAGCAGTCCCATTCCTGCGCGTCCTTGATCGTCCACGGATCGGGATCGGTGCAGAACGCCAGCGCGTGAGGCGGGAGGTCTCGGTAGACCGCGCCGCACTCGAGCAGCACCGTGCAGCCCCATGCGCGGCCAGGATGGCTGTGCAGGCCGAACCAGACCGCCGGGAACCACTCGTCGGCACCGAAGCCGATGAAGGCGCCGCAGACCGAAACGTATTGATGGCGTGGCAGGCTGCCGCTGGCCGTAAACAGCGTCATCGCAGCGCCATCGCGATCGTGATGGCCCACAAGGCGACGTAGCTCGTCACCGCTACCCACGCGGCGATGGTGCGGATGGTCATCGTCCCTCCTCCGCTTCCACGACCACCAGCCCGGCGGCCTCGATCGCGTTGACCACCCGAATCAGGAACGCCAGCCGATGCCAATCGACCGGGCAGTCGGGATCGGGTGCGTACTGGTAGAGAGCGCGGAACGCGCGGCGCGCGGCGACGGCGGGGGTCATCGTTCGCTCTCCACCGCAGCGATCCGCTCGCCCAGATACCGCATCACCGGCACGGCCATGCTGTTGCCAAGCGCCTTGTACCGGGGCCCGTCGGGGCACTCGCTTGCGGGCCTGTTGCGCCAGGGGATTGCGGTGTACCCATCCGGAAACCCTTGCAGGCGCTCGCATTCAACGGGGGTCAGGCGGCGGACTTGCATTCCCTGCGCAGCGATGTCGCCCGGAAAGCCGGTTGTCTGGTTCGCGCCGACAGACAGCGTGTCGGCGGTTTCGCACGCCGCCGTAGCCAGAAACGTCTGCTGCTTCATGCCCGGCTCGGCGGCCAGCGCGCCGGCGACGCCAACCTCACGCACCTCGTCGCGCTGGTTCTGGGTGAAGGCGACCGCCATCTGCCCGCCGCCGTTCGCGTGGCTGCTGGCGTGGCCCATCGCTCGCAAGGTCGGAGCGATGTCGGACGCTGCATCGGCGCCGTGGTCCTTGCAGGAGAACGCCACCGCCACCGCCACCATGTGCCCGTCAGTCTGATGACCTGGGCTCAACGTCTGAGCGCCGCCGCGGCTTGACCGCGCCATGAGCGGCGGAACGGGGTCTTCAATCGCCACCGCCACCGTTGCGACGCCGCCCTTCGACCCGCAGCCCAGCGCGTGCGTGGAGCCATCGGTTGACGATATGGGATCTTGCGTCGGATGGAAGGCCACCGGCACCGCAACGGCGTGGACATCATGGCCGTGCATCGCGTTCAACGTGAACGAGGGGCCGTCTTCCTGCGCGACCGCATTGCCTTTGCTGCCCTGCATGTTGATCATCGGCACCGGCACCATGACGGATGGGCCAGACCCGGTCGTCGTGGCGCCGCCAGTTGACAGCGTGGCCGCAACATCGCCGGTCAGCGCGCCGTTGTAGTGGTCGACTGCCACCGGCACCAGCGGCGTCCCGCGCCCCGTGCCGTCTTTCGAGGCGTCGAAGCCCTCGCCGCGCAGGGTGTGGGCGACGAAGGTCTCGCTCTCAAAGTCAAGACGCCCATGCGGCCCGCCATACGCGTTGCACGCCGTAGCAACGTCGATCGGCCCCGCCGTTTTGTTGCCGCCATAGGCAGCGATCAGCGCGCCATCTAGCTCTGCGTCGGTGCCGAGGCCGCCACCGCCTCGAGTGCGCGCCGCAAGGATAGGGGCAGTTCTTTTCCGCGCCGCTCGGCGCGGCGCAGGATGCCAGCGCATGCTTTCGATGACAGGTAGAAGCGCGTCGGCAGCGGCCCAGTTTCCAGCACCTGCGCGAGCGAGCACGAAGACCCGGCGCCGTCGTTGCGCCAGGCCGAAGAACTGGGCGTCCAATACGCGCCATGCGGCGCATCGGCTGGGTCCAGAAACCACGCCCGCGTCGGTCCAGCCTCGTCCTCGCGGCGGCTCGAGGGCGGCATCGCCGCCGACCAGTCCGCCCAAGAGCGAGCCGAAGGCGTTGTCTTTGACGCTGAGTAGACCGGGCACGTTCTCATAGACGACCCAGCAGGGCGCGCGTCCATCAGCGCGTCGAACAGCGTCGATTGCATCGGCAATCCTCACATAGGTCAGGGTCAGGTTCCCGCGCGCGTCGGAGAGCGAACCGCGCAGGCCGGCGACGGAGAACGCTTGGCACGGTGGCCCGCCGACGAGGATGTCCGGCGCCTCGACCTCGCGCGCGAGGATGCGCTCGGGCAGCGCGGTCATGTCGCCCAGGTTCTCGACGCCCGGCCAGCGCGCAGCGATCACCGCGCTCGGGAAGGCCTCAATCTCCGAGACCCATGCCGCGCGCCAGCCGAGGCCGTGCCACGCAGCCGACGCGGCCTCGATGCCAGAGCAGACGGAGCCGAACCTCATCGCAAACCCGCCAACACAATCACCACCGCGCCCGTCACGACGCCGAGCAGAGCGAAGGCGAACCAGTAGACCGCCGCTCCCTGCCACCGCCGATCCTCGTCCATCCAAGCCAGCACATCCCTGCTGGCCTGGACGCGGCGCTCCTGCTCCTCGGTCATTTCCATTTCCTCCTTTTGCCTGCCTCACCGGGCCTTACCGGGCCTCACCGGGCCGTGCCGCGCCATGCCCTGCCTGCCTCGTTGTGCCATGCCACGCCCCGCCTGCCTTGCGCCGCCGCGCCGTGCCCGACCGTGCCCTGCCTGCTTTGCTTCGCCCTGCTGCGCCACGCCGCGCCATGCCGCGCCATGCCTGCCATGCCTTGCCCTGCAAAGCCGCTCCTTGCCTCGCCCCGCCCTGCCTCGCCTGCCTTGCCGTGCCCTGACGTGCCGAGCCGTGCCTCGCCGCGCCCTGCCTGCCATGCCCCACCACACCAAGCCCAACCACGCCTTGCCTTACCCGGCGCGCTTCTTGCGCTCGTTGCGCGCAAGAAACTTGTCGATGCTCGCGCGCAGCTCGTCGCTGGCGTCAAGCGCGTCGGCGTAGCGCAACAGCCGCGCTTGGACGCTTCGCAGGTCGGTCAGCAGATGCGCGATGACCGCCCGCGTCGCTTCCGGCGACGACTGCACCACCGAGACCGCGACGTACTCGCGCGATCCCCGATCGACGTTGAGGTATGCGCGCACAGGCGGCTCGTTCGGCTTGTGCGGCTCCAGATGAACGACCACGCGGCGGATCAGCCCGCGCGCCTGAAGCAGCCGATACTTCTCTGCAGCGTCGGCGTCGTCCCAATCGAACATCGAGTGCAGCGCCGAATTGGCGCTGCGTGCCCGATCCACGACTGCTTCTGGCGTGAGCTTGTCGCCAAGCTCGCTCGCCATCTCCTCCAGTTCACGCTCCCAGCGGGTCATCACGACACCACCTCGAAGGTGCCCCAGCCGAGCCCGTAGCTCTCGCGGCTGAACGGGCGACCCTCGCCGACGCCGATCTGCATCCCGGCGCGAGCCAGGAGATTGGACACATCTCCGACCCGGAACTGATCGCCGTCCCAGCGCACCCGCAGCGTGGCGCTCCAGCGCCGGAACATCGGCCTGGAACGCAGGTCGGTCACGCCCGTCTGGTTTCGCGTCGCGGCGACGTGCTGCTCGTAGTCGCCGATGATCCGCACCAGCGGCTGTCCGCTGACGAGGTCGAGTCCGTCCGCCTCGACGAAGACGGACATCTTCGCCATCGTCATCTTGAAGCCGACCAGGCGGCAGGCATCGATCATCGCCGCGCGCCATGCCGACGCCGGAAAGCCGATGGTGCCATCCTCCAGGCGGTGCAACGCCGCCTCGCAGTCAGCCGCGAAGTCGCGCGCCTCGCGCTCCTTCTTCGACTTCGCCGTCGATCCGGCCTCGTGCTTCTCGCGCATCTTCTGGCGCGCCTTCTCCGAGAAGGCGGCCATGACCAGCGGCGCGGTGCCGACGATCTCGAACTGCGCGCGCTCGAACTTCGGCGCGGCGATGGTGACGATCTCTTGCTTCGTGAACGCGTTCATCTGAACCTCCCTTTTCAACCAGCCAGATCCGCCACCCGGCGGCGGCTCTCCTCCATGATGCGCTCATGCGCCTCGGGCGACGCGGCGCTGATGTCGTCGAGGTTGCCGCGCTGCGAGAGCATCACGCGGTCGATGTCCTTGACGCTCGCCGCCTTGCGGATCGCCGCGACGACGGCGCGGGCGCGCTCGGCCAGCTCGGGAGAAAGTGCGCCGGTCGGGGCCTCTGGTGAGGAGGCTGCGGAGGGGGAAGGCTCCGCATCCGACGCGGCCGGCGCGATGTTGTCGGCCTCTTGTTCCACGTTGTCGAGCAGGGCGTCCATCGCGGCGCTGACGGCGGCGAGGGGGGTGGAGGGCGGGGGCGTGATGTCGCGCATGGTCACGCTCGACGGCGCGGCGAGGTCGTCGTCGGCGTGGATGCCCAGCACGGCCTCGGGCATGTAGCGCCGCGCCCACTCGCGCGCACCGCGATAGGCCAGCATCTGGTCGGTGTTCTTCTTCCACTGCTCGTTGCTGGTCTTCCAGCCGCCGACCGTGCCGACGACCGCGCGCGGCGCGACGTCACCGATCAGCTTGCCCAGCACCGTGACCTGGCGCTGGTCACCAGCGCCGCTGTATTGGTAGTCGAGGCTGCCCTGCAGCTTGCCCGAGGCGTTCACGACGGCGGCGATCAGCTTGCCCTCGTAGCCAAGCTTGCCCGACAGCACGTAGGTGTGCTGCGCGACGGCGAACGGGTCCATGCGCCAGCGGAAGGCCTGCGCCGCGACGAGGAAACAATCGCCCAGCTTGCCCTCGCCGCGCAGATGCGCGGGCGCGAGCGAGGCGCTCGACATCAGCTTCGCGACGCGCTGGAGCTGGCCGAAGATGTCGCTGTCGAGGTAGACGGCGACGGGGTCCGAGAAGTCCACGGCGACGGCGCGCGGCGCGGTGGCGGTCGGAAGGTTGGTGACGTTGGTCATTTCGTATACTCCCTCTGGATGGATGCGTTGATCTCGTTGGCGGCCCACTGCGGCAGGCCGATTTCGACTACACCCGTGGTGTAACCCGTCCAGCTATCATCCGCAACGCTTTTCGCGAAGCGGCGCAGGATCTGGCGCAGCTGCTGGTCGGCGGCGCTCGCGGCGTCGGCGGACAGGGCGGCGACGTAGCCGAGGTGGGGCTCGTCGTTGCCGACGACCGCGAAGCAATGCGTCGGGCGCTGGATGCCGAGCGTCGAGGCGACCAGCCGAAACATCGCGTCACCGAGGTCGTACCTGAGATTGGCGGCGGTCTTGCGCCAGGAGTTCGGCGCGGGCGACGCGGTGGTCTTCAGGTTCACCGCCAGCCCGGCGCGCGAGATGTAGAGGTCGGGTCGGCACAGCAGCGTGAGCCCGGTTTCCTCGTCCTTCGCGACCATCGTCACCTCGGCGCGACCGCCGGCCTCGAGCAAGCGGCGGGCGTCGGCGTTGCGCATGAGGCCTTCGCGCATTCCGACGATCCGCATGTGGTCGGAGAAGCTGACGATCTGTCGATCGCCCTGTTCTTCGCGCCACGCCTTGCCCTCGCGGGTCGAGAGATTGAGCCCCTCGGGCTTGACCGAGAAGCGCGCATGGAAGGCCTCGGCGCCCTCCAGGATGTAGCAGTGCGCGGCGGTCCCCAGCGCCATCGACGCGCTCGGCTCGCGGTGGACACGGGCCGGGTTGCCGCGCCAGAAGGCGTGAGCGTGGGCCGGGCATTCGGTCTCGTAGGCGACGAGGTCGCTGCCGCTGACCGCCGGAGCCGCGAAGGCCTCGGCGCTCAGGTACGCCTCGAACGAGACGTCGTTGTGGATGCCGTCGTTGATCACTTGTCGATCTCCCTCTTCATCTGCCTGTGGACCCAGCCGCGCAGGGCCGCGAGGCGGCTCGCCTTCTTGCCGCGCGGGGCGTGGGCCGCGCGCTTGATCATGCTGCGGTAGACCCGCAGCAGCTTGCGCTTCTCGGTGGTCATCGGTTGCCCTCCAGTTTGGCAAGATCACGCTCCAGCTCCGCGATCCGCTGATGCGCGAGCAGGTAGTCTAGACTGTGGGGATCAAGGTCGCGGGCCAGCTCGACCCGCAGGGCGATGCGAGCGCGCAGGACGCCGGGCGTCTGCGGGATCGCGGTGGCGGCGGGAAGGCGCTTCATGCCAGCACCATGATCGCAGCCAGGACGAAACCCATGAGGGCCTGCAGCCAGAGGGGGGACATCAGCGGTCCCCCCTGAGCCAGTCGGGATAGTCGCCGTCGAAGGGCTCGGCGGGCGTCGCATCGTCGCGGATGAAGCGCGCCGTGGGGTCGGTGAGCCGCTCGACGAGGATCTCGGCGTCGTAGAGGACGCCGCGCAACTCGCTCTCGGAGATGGCGCGGCAGTTGTAGTGCTGCTCGTTGATCTCCTCGACCTCCTGCGCGACCGCGCGCAGGATCGCCTCGATCTTGTCGTAGGCGGCGTGGCGCATCTCGTTGAGGCGCTCGACGCTGCGCTGCGCGTTGTCGATGTCCATGATCGCAGCCATGATCAGCCCTCCATCTCGGCGTGGATCGCGCTTTCGGCGTGACAGGCCATCTCGACGACCATGTCCACCGCCTGGTTGGTCAGGTCCACGAACTGATCGCTGATCGCCTTGTCGGTCGCGGTGTTGCCGGCGCCGACGTTGTCGAGCTGTCGGTTGCAGATGTCGCGCAACCGGGTGATCGCGGCGATGATCTCGCGCTCGGCGCGAATCTTCGCGCACTCGATCGCGCGCAGCGCGTCGTCGGCGCTCTCGACGAAGTCGGCGCTGCGGATGAAGGTCTCGCCGCGCTCGTCGTCGTTGCGGTAGGTCATTATCGGCATTGTCTGTCCCTCCTGGTTTCTGCCCGGCACCACCCGGACAAGTCGAAACATACACCATCGGTGACCGGCTGCAAGCGCTCTCCGCGAAATTGTGTGCTTGACCTCTACACCGCGCGTGTAGTAGCCGTCGCGGATGACCTTGAGCCAGTTCATCGCCGCCCTCGGCGGCACCTACGCCACCGCCCGCGCGTTCTGCACGACGCCGCAGGCCATCTCCAACTGGAAGCGCCGCCAGCGGTTGCCCGCCGCGCGGCAACTCGAGGCCTTCCGCATCGCGCGCGCCAAGCGGCTTGCGTTCGATCCGGTCGCCGCGACGCGCCGCGAGGCCCGGCGATGAAGCGCGACACCGCGATCGAGCGCGTGTCCAACGCGCTGCGGGCCGAGGGCGGGCGCGCCTCGACGCAGCGGCTGTGCGAAGTGCTGGCTAGCATGGACAGGGGGTTGGTGTTGATGGCCCTCGCGCATTTGAAGCGCCGCGAGCTGGTAGACAGCGACTACGCTCCGCGCAAGCCGCCCGAGTGCGGCTGGACCTACTGGTTCACGCCCGCGAAGAAGGTGCATCGCGGCTCGCGGTTCAAGGCTGCTGTCAGCAACGGATACACCCGGCTCGTCGTCGAGTACCTCGACGCGGCTGGCGGCGAGGCGCCGATCGATGCGTGGCTCGCATGGGGCGCGCAGATCACGCATCGGGTGCGGCTGCACAGCGGCGTTCACAGCCTGCGGCGGCGCGGGCTGATCGAGGTCGGCAAGGCGCGCGTTCGGCTGACCGACACGGGCCGACAAGCGCTCGCGCTCGGGCGCACGGTGGCTCCCATCGCGCCGACCATCGCGGACTTCGAGGACATTGCCGAGCCCGAAACGCGATCAACCGATCCCGAGGCCTGCGTCGCGCGCGCCGAGAAGCTCTGGCCGAAGTTGATGCGCGGCCGCAGGTACGAGGACATCCCGGCGCATCTTATCCGCCCGCAGCGCCTGCTGCGATGGACGCCGCCGCTGGTGGAGCGCAGCATGACCGGGTCGAGCGGGGCAATGCTGGCCGAGAGCCGCAGCGCGGAAGGAGGGTCGCCGTGAGAACGTGGCGCGGCGTCATCCTGGGCGAGCCCGCCAGCAAGGCCAACAGCCGCCGCATCGTGCGGTTCGGGTCGAAGTTGCGGGTCATCAAGAGCGAGAAGGGGCTCGCGTATATCGAGGCTGTCGCTCGTCAGGTGCCGGAACTGCCAGCGCAGGACCAGCTGCTCGCGCCGATCCGCATGACGGCGCACATTTTCTACGCCTCGCGGCGACCGGACCTCGATCCGTCGCTGATCCTCGACGCGCTGCAGGGCCGCGTCTACCGCAACGACCGCGCGGTGAGAGAAATGCACCTGTACCATCACCTCGACCGGGACAATCCCCGCGCCGAGATTTTTCTAGAGGAGATGACCGATGAGTACGAACAGTAAAAAGAGCGAATACCTAACTCCAATTGAGGCCGCGCGTGAATTGATGATGACACC